ATGTGTTTACAGCTTAGTGAAAATGCCGACCCTGAGGAAATTAAGGCTGCTGGTTTTGATTCTTATTTTGTAGACCATGGAACTGGTGTATATCCTTGTAGTGCTTCTGGCGTGCCTTTCAACGCAGCTTGCCTTGCATCAAAAGGAGACCCTATAACAGACCTATGAGCATTTATGAGAGGTCAGCATTTTCATATACTTTATAAAAGAGTTCTATTTTTTGACTTTAAACACAAGAATTACTTATGAATTTATATTATCACTTTAGTATAAATTTAGTCAACAGCCGTTATAAATAAGGAATTTAAAACGCATAATCATTTACGTTATCTTCATAATTCGGAAAATATGAAGATAACTACTTTGTCTTAACTGTAATTAATTTTGTTTCTTTATCGTATTCAACAATTAAGGCATCTGATAAATCTCTAATCTTCACATAAGTGTAACCGTCTTTGTTGATAGCATCAACTGTCTTAATTTTTCCATTGATTTTTATATTCTGTTTCACAACCTGTTCCTCCAATCTACTCTTAAACTCCTGCCACTTTGCATTTTTTTGACTATCTCCACACCAGTACATAGGACATTTTTTGCCAGTTACATCAAAATGTCGTATAACATTATTTATGCTAATATTGTACTTTTTCATTAACAACTGTGTTAATTCTATTGCATTGCTTATTGTCTTTTCGCTAGGATAAATATTTCCGTTCTTGTTGTCGTCGCATATTTCTACGCTTATACTGTTGGCATTGGTACACTTGCCATAAAGTGTACCTCCTCCAGTCTTATTGCAGTCTGAATACTTGTTCCCTCCTACGCTCCAAGCGACATAATTATCGGCAACAGATTGCACTATATAGCTACTGTCTACGAAGTAGTGTGCAGAAGCTCCTCTGTTACCTCTAGCATAATACCTTGCATTGCTTGCAGCAGTATCACCGTCGTTTGCAGTATAGTGTATTACTATGTACTTTATATTGCTTGTCTTCCTTGCATCGCCATAATTGCATCGCAATGCACTAAGTTTACTTACCTGTACCATCTGTATCACTTCCATTCCTATCTCTTAACTGTAATAACACATTTTTTAACTGTTCTGGTACTGGTGTCATAACAGCAACATTTTCCAATAAACTCAAGCCCTCATTACATATGAAGAAAGTAATTACCACTTCTCGTAGTGGAATATTTCCACCTATTACATTGTTTACAATAACTGCTGTTGCGACTACCAAATAAATTGTTATTTTCTTTAGTACACCTTTGAAACATATTTCGCTTGAAAGAGTTTTTGTATAAACAGCCTTTATTAGTCCAGTTATAAAATCAATAATTGTCAATCCTAAAAGTGCATAAATAAGTACATCAGGCTTACCAAATATAAAAGATAAAATTCCCCCTATAAATGCACCTACAACAGAAAAGTCATTAAAAATCTTTTCCATTTTACTCTGCCTCCCCACTTGTCACTTCGTTACTTACTATACTGTCAGTATTTGCACTATTTGTTACTGAAGTTGTGTTATCAGTACCATCAGTAATATTGCTATCCTGCCCATATTCATAGACAGAATGCTTCTTGTTCACTGTAATATTAATTTTAATTGGTGCTATATTCCCCCCTGTCACAAGGCTCACACTATCTGCAATCTTAGTAAAGTCTATATGTCTACCCTCGTATGTAGCCCCCCAAAAAGTGTTATTCATAATTCTAATTTGTGTTAAATTAGTAAGCTTATTAGGATTGTCCGCAACTATAATACCGGCTGTACCTCCATAAACACCTACGCAAGTTATCATATCGTTTAAATTAAATAAACACCCTGAAATTTCAACATCTGATATTATTGCATTACTAGTAGAATAGAATTCAATCAAAGGAAGATTACTTGTTACATTCATTACACTAGAATTTCTTGTTAGCTGTATATCTTTAATACGCACATAATTAGAAGTTATTGATACAATGTACCCTCCGGCAGTATTAATAATCTGTGTAGCTCCCCCTGTGCCTTGCAAGGTAATAGCTTTGTTCAACAGCAAACGATTGTTAATCTTGTAAATACCTGGCATTAAGCGAATTATACTGCCCTCCTGCGCACGGTTAATAAGATTTTGAATTTTCGTTGCGTCGTTGATGCCGTCGCATTCCACATCAAGATATTGTGTCTTGCTACTGCCTTTCACGCCTACTACATAACAGAACTTATTAAAGTCAGCAACAGTATTCTTTAATTCTTCAACATCAGTTTTCTCTGCTTTAGTGGAAAGAGCAGAAAAGACTCCACCACTTGTAACAAGATTTGTATCTCCACTTTTTGGAGAAGTCACAACACCCTTTGTTGCTGCTGTACCAAGATTGATTATGTCGCTAACATTATGGGTATGGCTATTGTCAGACTTGTGACTTAATGCTGTATATACTGCCTCGCTTGTTACGAGGTCAGTAATGCCTGCTGTTACAGAAGTTGTCACATCTTTAACAGCAGCACCCCCTAGCCCTAAATTAATCCTAGCTTGTCTTGCTGTTGTAGCTCCTGTTCCGCCGCTGGCAATAGAAAGCGTGCCTGTTATTGTGCTGTGGGTATGTCCCACATCAGCTTTGTTATTCAACAAGTCAACAACAGAATCGCTACCGATTTTAAGTTCTGCATCGGCTTTTATAGTGCTTGCATTAATTGTAGTAGCTGTTAATTTAGGCACCTTAATTCTTGCATTTTCCCCTCTGCATACTACTTGTTCCCCGTATAAATCAACATAGTTACTGCCGTTCTTATCTATTCTAGCAACAATGCCTGCATCAGGCTCTACAGGAACTGGCTTTCCTGTAACATTGTTGCTGTACGCACCTACGATTAACTTTCTGCTGTTATCATCTGTGCCGGCACTACCATCTATTGTTATAGCACCTGTTGCTTCATTAAAATGCAGTGCTTTATCATACCCACTAAGTTCAATGTCCCCAGCTTTAGTTTTTAAGCTGTCTACAACATATATAGTACCTCCTGTTAGTTTGTCTGCGTGCAAATCAGGAAATTCAGCTCTACCATTAGCTAACACTCTAGCTATAGTAGTGTCTGCAGATATATCATCTTCTGTTAAGTTGCTACCACTTTGGCAGGGGTCAGTCTCCACAAAGTTAATACCGCCCTTAACAATTATAGAATTGTCGGTCCTAATGTGCATGCCGTCTATATCAGCATATTTCTTGCCTGTGTTGTCTGTATAACTAGGCGTTGTAACCTTGCCTAAGCTCTTGTTTATAATGTCTAATTCATTTTTTACAGCGTTTGAAATAGGCTTATTTAAGTCACTTGTATTGTTTACATTTCCTAAACCAATCTGTGATTTAGTAACTTTATGGGGATTACTTGTGCTATCAACGTGAGATTTTAATTTTGTCTGTAATTCCGTTATACACTTTTGTACCTTGTTCCAAAACCAGTTAAAAACTGTCGCTGGTGGCTTATATCCACCTGTAAACCCTTTCTCTTTTAATTCATCTGTCGGCTCTATACCTTCATTTTTCCATTCCGGAATTTTATTATTAAAGTCTAATGCCATTTTTGCACCTCCTAAATTGGTAAAATTGGTTCATTCTCATCACTACTTAAATAACCCAAATAGCCTCCATTATCTCCACCTTCAGCATTACAAAAACCTTTAGCAGAATCATATTCGTTTTCATTATCAGAAAATTCAAATGTACCTTCTAAGTTTAATGAATCCATTCTTATACATATTGGAAGAAGCGTTTTAACAATCTGCGTAACTTGCTTAACTGTCATTCCTGAAATATTTAAAATATCCAAAGGTAATGTAATCATTTTTATTTCACATGGGTTATCTGTTTCTTCAATATGTACTTTTTCAGCAGAACAACCAAAAGTCAAGCACAGGCTTTTTAATATACTGGGGTATGAGCCATTGCCTAATACACGCATTAATTTAGCTTTTAACATAAGTAAGTATTGCTCATCGGTAGCTAAACCTCGTGCCTGACCTATTCTGTCACCGTAGCTATCTAAAGTTTTTCCTTTAGCATTATCTAAATCTAATATTTCATAGACTTCGTATAAATCTTCCAGATGTTTTTCAACAGAAAGCCTATGAATTTCAAGAATTTTAAAATTATTACTACTTTCGCTTTTGTCAAAGCCGTCAGGTAGATTTTTAACTAAGTTATCATTATTAAAGTCAATCATTAATCTACCACCTCGACTGTTACACTGTTACAACTTACAACTTCCCATTCTTTTACTGTAATATTTTTAGAATCAAAACTTTCTCCGGCTTTTGCCAATTTCAATTCTGTTACTTCATCAACACCTGCTACAGCGTGTATCTTACCGTATAGAGATGTTAAAATTACACTTTCACCTACACCTAATCCGTTTATGTATGTTGTTAAATTATTTTCTATATCTTCTGTTCCAATACTCCCTTCATACGACGGGTCTACTCTTATTTTAACTAATACATTAACTGCAATCTTTTTTGTGTGACTAAAATTTATAATGTGCTTATATCCACCGTCATCAATAACAGTTTCTGTTGTATCTCCAAAAGTTTTTATTCCTATAGGCTTTTTATTGTAGATTGTTTCTGCAATTTCAGCATGATAATTTTCTCCACCATTTACAAAACACTCAAATGAAAAGGCTGGTCTACCATCATTGTCAGTTTCTGTTGTATCATTAATGATTACACCAGCGCTTGTTACTGTTGGCACTCTCATTAGTGCTGACTTTATTGCAGATTCCGTACAAGCTCCAGCTCCTTCTCGTGCCAATTCAAATCTTTTCCTTAGTTCGTAATCTGTTTCATCATCTGTGCCTAAACTTACAAGCTCTATTCCTTGTACCCCGATTATATCAGCGACTGGATTAACTACTTTGTTAATTGTTTCTATCTCTACATTGCCTGATGTACCAGTTTGAGTGCACCATACATTTATTGTACATTCACCATTAACAATCTCTACATCGGCAGTATTGTAGAAGTTTATACCTGATGTAGTACCTACAAGAAAGCCGACAGGTACTATGTAACCGTCTGTGCCATTTACCTTTACATTGTAGATAGCTGATGTAGCAGGATTTCGTGATATTCCTACAAAAGTACATAATCTATCAAGACTTACACCACTTGCTGTATTTGGAAAAATTGAGTAGTAAATATACTCTGCTTCCTCCTCAGCTTCAGCTAAGTCAAAAGCATTTATCCTTATAAATTTACCCAAAGGAGTTAATTCAGAGGTGTCTATATCTTCTCCAAACAATTCCTTAGCTTTTTGAATTTTTTTATTCACAATTTCATCATAAGTTAGTCTTTCAAAACCTTTTGATGTTAAAGGCATAATAACCACCTCCTAGTATTCATTACTTCCAGATACTACATTGTCACTAGAATTTTTTGCAGTAAAGCTTATCGTAAGTTTTCTGTTTTTACTATCAAAATCACAAGTAAACATTTCTAAAACAAAAGAGCTGTCAACTTGTTGCAGCCCTTGAATTATCTCGTTTCTTATTATATTTTCGTCTTTCTTTTTGCCTAAAAGGTTATTAAAATCAATACCTTCATCAATATTTAAAAACCATTCTGTCTTATTAGTACCCAAGACAGTTTTAACGGTCTGATTTATAAGGTCCACACCATCAATCATTTTGATTTTATTTTTTTCGATAATTACATCGCCGTTATTATCTAAAGCAAAACCTTTCATATATAATCACCTCACACATACTCTACAGCTGAAACACCCATAATAACAACGCTATCACTTAGGCTGTGATGTCTACCCGTATTCGATAAAGCCATATTACCATTTCTGGCCTCTGTAATATCTCTTTCACATACACCACAATAAACAGTATCTCCGGCTTTTAATTCACTTTGAGAAATTGTAACTTTTTGCGTTGCTTTATCAACTTTGTAAACATATTTATAAGGACATAAAATAGGTACATCTGTTAACACTGCTGTACGCTGTGCCTTTTCTCCGTATACTTTATACATAATAAGAGGTTGTATAGTTGCTATGTTAAAGTTTATTCCAACAATTTTACCAATAAAGCTTGTGTGATTATCCATAATTCTTTGGTCTATCATACTATTTATTGTTCTTTGAAAACTGCTTGTATCTATAGTAAACACCTCCTACCAAAGTCTACCGTAGCCAACAAGGTGACCACCATAACTTATATCTGTTTCTTTTACTCCGCCGTCTTTATAACAATGTAGCATTTTGTTACCACTTGTATAAATGCCAATGTGATTTCCCTTAGTACCATTATTGAAGAATATAATATCTCCTTTTTGTCTGTTTTCAGCTGCAACTTTCGTGCTCATATTGTAAAGCTCTTGTGCAGTTGCATATCCAGTAACCTTGCTTTGTACACCACTTTCTGTAAAGGCTTTTACAACAAAATGCGAGCAATCCAAACCTTTTGAAGAATTTCCTCCTTCTTTGTAAGGAGTACCTTTATATTTCTTTCCAGTAGAAATTACTTTTTTGGCTTTATCTTCTGTAGTTTTTGCTGTTTTGTTATTTTTCTCTTTTTCTTCTTTGTAAGATGTAATGTTTCCAATAGCTTCAAAAGAAGTAGTAGCTTCTCCGTCAGAGTAGTTATGTTCTCCTTTTCGTACTCGAAAAGCACCTTTTGTTTCTCTGCTACTTAAATTTACTATTGCAGCAGTAGTGATTCTGTGTTGTAAAAGCATTTTAACCTTATAGCCGTCTATTGCATCCACATAATCTTCTGCATTAATTTCTTCTGTGTAATATTCAGGACTTCCTATTAAGCCAGTATCTTCATTAACAGTAAAATTTATATTATCACCATCTTTAATATATCTGGCATATATACGACCTTTATTGGTATATACAGATACGCCACATACCTCAGCATATTTTTTAATTTCTTCTCTCAAACAACCGTCAACAGTAACACTGCTTGTATAGGTCCAATCTCTCCTCATATTAAATACAGCTATAGGAATTTTTAACTTTGAAATTAGGTCTTTTAATATTGTACTTGCCTTTGTATTTTCCTTATATGTTACATTTGTAATGGTTTCTGTACCAACGCAATCCCAACAGGTTATAGTTGTTACTTTGTCAACATCTTCATATCCCGTTTTAACATTGTCTATAAAACCACTAAAAATAACACCTGTATCACCTTTGTACCCTGCTTCAATAGTGATTGCAGCATTTCTTTTTAGGTTATTTATAGTGTTACTTGAAAGATTATATACTGTAATATCAACCTCTTTTGCTTCTAAATTATCGTCAAAAGGTACCGTAAATTCAAAATCTATTTCATCAGATTTTAAAGTTACATTTCCACTTTTTATTACAGCTTTTGACCCAAACATTCCATTTGGAATATCTTCATAGCTTTTCAAATTGTTTAAACCAACTTCTATGGCCTTAACAAGATGTGAGCGTCTATCTGTAATATTTTCACTTTTTACTAACCTACTTCTATTCAATACTATCACTTCCGTTATCAATCAAAAGAAAAACCGTTTCATTAAAATTTTCACTTGTTACTGTACAATTTTCGTTACTCTCATCATAGGGTACAATTCTAATAACAGGGTATTTACCACTTACATAAATATCCTTAAATAATGGCACTCCATAGACAATAGGTTCACCTGAACATATTAGCTCTCTATCTTTTGTAAGGCTTAAAGTAAACATATCAGCAAATTCATTGTAATTAACACCTATTTCGAATATTTCTCCACCAAGTGTTATGTCAAAACTGTAAGGTATCAAATTTTTGTTGATTTCAATTCTGTCTTTTTTCACAGCTACTTCTTTTCCTCCTTACTGCCATATAACCATGTGGCTTCAACACCATATTGTGTAATGTTGTTTTTATCCTTTTCCTTGTAGCCCATAAGTAATTTTGCACCAATTTTTAAAGTCTTTGCGTCACCTTTTCTCGTAAATGCAGTAGGGTTATTATCTATAACCCATTTTACTGTACTTCCAAGCTCTTTATAGTTTTTATTTACAAGTGTCCAAACATTATCACCCTTTTTTACTGTGTGATATACAGCATTTCCAGTTCCTTTACTGACCTGCTGTGTCCCAGCTTTTTCACTAGCTTTTGTTTTTCCACTTTCCTTGTTTGTGCTATAAGAATTTTGTGCAATTCTTACTTCTTTTAACTCCATATCAAAATCTAACCCACCCGCATTAGTATTTGGGTGGGTTGAGTTGAATGTCTGTATTTGCATGTTTTTAAGGATATTTCTGCCACTATAGGTTATAAGCGAACCTTTATTTTCTAGTTCGTAGATTTTAGCTAAAGCCTCATGAGATTTTAATGTATCTGTATCAACTATCTTACCTGATACGGATAAAGTAACAGGTTCTCTTTTAACATTATCGGTTATATCTATACCTTTTTCACAAGGATGGTCCGTAGATTTAATATTTCTACCAACCTTTTCGTCTATAACATGTATCCATATATTATTTAAAAGTGCCATATTACCACTCCCTTATAGGCTTGTTTCTATTACCAAAATCATTCATAAATTCTTCGAAAGCCTCTTTTACAGCTCTCTTTGTACTTCTAGCTGTTTGTCTACTATTATCTCCGCCATTTACGGTTATGTTAAAATTACAAACATATGTGTTGTCAGAGTTGTTTGTGCTTCCTAAAGTAGGAGAGTTTTCGGGAGTATACGCACCTAATATACTGCCTGTTTTTTGCCATAAACCTAAAGCTCTGCCACGCTTGTTTTGTGTAAGAGGTATTGCCATTTCTGCTCCTGCTTCACCAAAAATGCTAGGCTTTGTAGCTATACCACCGTTAGCATATCCATGACCTTGATAGGCCTTTGCTAAGGAACCATATCTTGACACAGCATATCGAACAGAAGCTAAAATATTGCTCAAAGGGTCGTATATATTTTTATTAAACGGAGCTCTTGCATAGGCAGCGAATGTAGGGTCAATAACCTGCATTAAACCCTTAGAAGGAGTACCTTTTTTTGCGTTACTATCCCACAGATTTATAGCTTTTGGATTACCACCACTTTCAGTTTGCATTTGATACAATGTTCTTTTAACATTTGCATCGCTATACTGACCTTCCATTTTTAAAGCCTTTATTACTGTTGACCTCCACTGTTCTACGCCTGCCGCCGGATTATAATTTGCTAAACTCAAAGCTCCAAATTCATCAAACATCTTCTTGACCCAGTTTGTCATTTCTCCACCTACAGTAGATACAAGTCCTTTTCCTATGTTTAATACAGTACCTTTTAAGCCGTTATAATTAACATACTTTTGTGTCACTGCACTAACCAAGCCACCAGCATTATCCATATAATCCCATATATCAATGTTGCCTTTGGCATATCTAAATGTCGGATTTTTTCTACCCATTACCTGTGCAGTGTTTTCAGCAGATAAAACTTTCATACCAACAGGGGCGTTAGGTATAAATACATTTTTACCTTTTGGAATAAATGTATTACCATTAGGCATTTGCACTAATTCAGCACCCCTGCCGTCGTTTACAAGAGCATTACCGCCTTTATGGCCATCTGTACCTTTTGCGTACGGAGTCCAACTTGTTAATCTCTTTGAAGAACCTAATTCCTGTAAAATCCAATTTGCACCACTAAGTAATTTGTTTACTGGAACAGCAGAGGCTATAACTGCTTTTTTCCATATTTCAACTAAAGCAGTTGATAAACTTTCCCCTGAACTTCTTAAAGCATCTCCCATTTTTCTAGGCAATTCAGATACTTTTTGTACTATCTCGTCTATATTTTTATTTACTAAAGTTGTTATAGACTCTATACCACTTGCACTTTTAAGAGAATTGAACAAACTTTCAATTCTACCAAAATCACTGATACTAGAAATACTACTATATAGCTTTACTACAGCTTCACCAAATGTAGGTAAGTTTCTTGAAAGCCCACTTAAATCATTTTCACCTGTAAACCACTGGAACACACCACCGGTATTCGGGATAGCCTTACCCATACTGCCTAATGCACTGAATAAATTTTCTATTTTGGTTGTATCTGATATTACGGAAATAGATTTATAAAATAGGGACATAGCATTACCGAACTTAGGTAAATTATTGCTTAGTCCATCAAAATCCTTTTCTCCAGCGAACCACTGAAAAACTCCACCTGTATTCGGAACATTTCCAATATCTTTTAAAGACTGAAATAATAATTTAGCATTACTAAATCCATTAGCTGGTAATCCTGAAACAATGGCAAAAAAGCCAACGGAATTGTATGCAAAATCCGTCAATGCTGTGCCTAATTCACTGAGATGTATACCACCTGTAAATTTACTAACAAGACTATTTCCAGCTAGTTCCAATACAAAGCCGCCTATTGCCGTAAAGAAACTGCCTATACTCTTAACATCTACACCCTTAAACATAGATAAAGCTGGTTTCAATGAAAGTACAAAAGCTGTAAGGTTTATCCCTATAGCTGGTAACGAGTTTGTAACGCCTTCGCCAACTCCACCAGCTAAAGAGCCAATCATTTTGCCCACTTGCTTAAATATATTTGCTAAAGTGTCTCCTCCTGATGACATAAAATCATCAAAGCCAGGGATTTTGGATAATGCCCCAAAAGCAGTAATAATACCAGTTACTCCAGTAAGCACTAGAGCTATATTAGCAAGTCCTAATAATACAACAGGAATAGGTATAGTTCCAACAATACCTGCAAATACTGATAAGACAGAGCCAACAGTTCCTAGCACACCAATCATAGCTGTAAATTCTAACATCTTTTTTATACCAAAGTCAGTAGATGAAGAAATTGTTCCTACAACTAAATACAAAGCAGACATACCAGCTATCATTATTGCCATATTAGCCAATCCTTTGACAACTGTTAATACGGGAATGTTCCCAACTATACCTGATAAGCCTGCTAAAGCCGTTCCTACTACACCAAGAATTGTTATAGCACTTGCAACCTTAATTAAAGACCTCATATCAGATAAATTCGCAATATATGGGGATACAGCTATTACAGCTGTTGTTATAAGTGTAAATCCACCAACGATAATTGCTATATTGGCCATACCTTTCAAGACAGTTTTGACATTTGCTTTAGCTATATTTTTTAGTGGGCCTGTAATGTTACTTACTTCTTCATCTGATTTTGAGAAAAGACCAGCAACACTTTTCAGTCCCACAATAAAAGGCTTTACAGCTTTAAAGGCGACTAAGCCACCCAGTAAATAAGGTATTACTTTTGCTATTACATTGGCGTTTTTAATAAATTTTTCTCCAAATTTACTAAGTGATGGTATTTGTGTACCGAATGTTTCTACAACTGCTTTTCCTATCTGTTTTACTACGCCAGGTAATTCTCTTTTCAAAACTCCGATAATTACTGGCGTTGACTTTATTAACCCAGTAATTAAAGATGTTGCAGCATCTAATAACGGAGGTAATAAAGTACTTACTAAGCCAGGCAATTCAGCTTCTACATAAGGAGCAAGTCCAGTTATCAGACTGCCCACGCCTTTCAATCCCTTTTCTATAGCCGGCATTACATTATCACCGAAAGTTTTAGCACTTTCTACAAGATAGCCCAAACATTGGTCAAAACTATCACCACCGACAACAAGGCTTGTCATGAGGTTGCCCCATGCAGACTGCATAGAAGCAAAAGAACCTTGTATAGTTGTACTTGCTTCTTTTGATGTTGTACCTGTAATATCTAAGCTATCTTGAATAGCATGTATTGCCAATATAATATTGCCAAAACTCATATCATTGGCTTTTACAGTTTTATCTATTTTAGAGGCATCTTTTATAAGGCGTTTCATTTCCTCTTGTGTACCACCATAACCCAGTTTTAAGTTATCAAGCATTGTATAGTTCTGTTTTGCAAAACCCTGATAAGCATTTTGAATACTCTCCATGTCAGTACCCATTTTGTTTGCATTATCTGACATATCTACTATTGCCTTATCAGCATAAGATGCAGCTTTTTTAGTATCGCCACCTAAACTCGCAATCAAACTGGCTGAAAATCCAGTTACTGTTTCCATATAGTCATTGGCAGAAAGTCCAGCTGTTTTAAAAGCCTTATTAGAATTGTTTAAAACTTCTTTTTGAGCAGACATTAAACTTTCATACTTCTTTTTAACAGCAGTTGTACTCTTCCCTGTACTTTTTGCGTAATCATCTATTGAACGACCACCTGCACCAAACAAAGTTTCTACACCACCAACAAGCTGTTCAGTATCTGAATAAGCTCTAACTGATAACCCAACTAATGTAGCAACGCCTGTTGCAGCAGCACCCACACCGGCGGCAGTTGTCTTTACTGCCGTTTTTGCTACAGTACCTGCAACTGACCCTACCTTTTTAAGTCCGGCTGTTACTTTGTTAAAACTTGTGTTGCTTATATCTTTAAATGAATTTTTCAGTTTATCTGCTTCATCTGTTGTGTCGCCTACACTTTTTTTAACTTGTTCAGTCTGCTTTCTAGTTTTGGCTAGACCATCATCGTTGCCTAACCCTTCAAACTGCTTTTTTAAATCATCTACATCTGATGTTGCTTCACCGAATCTCTTTTTCATTTTTTCGATGTCTTGTGTTATTTTTGTGAGAGATGATAATATGTCTTTACTGTCGATACTTATTTCAACAACATCTTGTCTTATTACTTCTTTTGCCAAACTCTCACCTTCTTTTATTTCTTAAATTTCTGGTTATCTTGCTTAATCTTAATATCAAGTGCCACATTTGCCATTTCAATTTCAATCGGTGACATCTTATAAAAAACAGTATCGTAATCAAGTCCAGAAAACACTAATCTATAAAGTGGCCAATCATCTCTTACTCTTTGTGTCAGTTGAGCCTTCGTCAGATTCTTCTTGAAAAGTACCGTTATTAACTTCTCCTAAGAAAGCAATAACTTCATCTAATTCCTTTGCATCTTCAAAGTCATCTAATGTTTTCTTAGGTGTAACAAGTACATTTTCTAATAAATACTCTGCAATCTTACGCATACTTGTTGTCTGTGTGCCGTCAATGTAAGTTCTATCTACAGCATCATATCTACTGCCAAAGCCATTAAACTGTGCTGTGTATTCTGTGCCATTAATCTTCTTAGTTACCTGTGTAAATTTCTTCATAATATAAATCCTCCTAAATTCTTATATTAAAAAAGGGAACACTAAATGTCCCCTCTTATCAAATACTTATAATGTTCTTTCTGTTGTTAAATCAAAAATTTGAAATTCAAATTCAACATCTTCGGCTTCATTACCCCTAGATATTTCAGGGTAGTTTTTAATATTAGCCATAGTACCACCGGACCTTTCTCCCAATGATTTATTTGTGTACCAAAACGGAAATGGGTCAGACTGCTTTGCTAAAGACATCAACATTGAAAACTGTGGACTTGTCACCTGCACAGTTAATGTTGCACTACCTAAAGAATTATTTATTTCACTTTTTACAACATCACCCTGTGCTCCTACTGAAGTAGAAAAGAATTCCTCATCTTTTTCAATAGACAACATATCTTCACCAAAGCCTGTAATATTAACGCCATTTACTGTTACTGTTGTGTCTTTAGCATTATATTTTGCAAATAACATAACTTTGCACCTCCTAGATATTAATTGTACCGTTTACTGTTACTGAATGTATAGCTCCGGCTAAATCAAATGTAAATTTACCTTCCATATACTGTCTTTTTTCTCTATCACTAGCTTTAGTATCAGTTCTTCTTGCAAAATTAACAGTATATGAAGCCTTGCCGTTATCATCTTCGGCAATTATTCCGTTATTAAAAGCATCCTGTAAAACATTAGCCACAATACTTTCTAACAACGCAATACCATTATTGTCATAAGGTATCTTATCGTTAATAATTAATGCTTGCTGTAACTGGTATTCAATCTGCGTAACAATCCAATCCTTAGCGTCAAGAATATCGATGTATTCTCCATTTACGAGTTTACCTTCTGATGTTACATCATAGCCTGCTTTATGAACATAAGCATTACAGCCATAGCTATGGTATTCTGCTAACTGTGCTTTTGTAACCTCTGTGTCAGCAAGCATACCTTTTAATGTCTGATTTTTATATGTAAAGCTACCTACTGCCTTATTGTTTGTCTTTGCTACTAAAGCTGCTGCTACATTGTTGTAGGTATCATCATTTTTTCTTACAGCAAATACAAATGTGCGTTCTAAGTCCTTAATCGCTGGGTAAACCTCTCTCTTGTATCGAGAATAATCTAAACCAGAGCTCCCTACACTATCAATAGCAGTTATAATGCCCAATACCTTCTTAGCCCCACAATTTTCAATCTTCTTTGCAAGTTCCGAAATCTTATCGTCCTCGCCAATTTCGATTAAATATCTCCAATCACAAGATAAATAGTCAGTTATTTTATCAATTGCACAAGATAGCAAGCCTATCTTCTCCGGTGGATTATCCTGCATAAATACCTTTTCTACGGACTCAAGCATAATATAACCCTTGTCGGATATGTATAACTGCTCTATTGCATAGATATGCAATGCTCCACCTACATCACTTGTGCTACAAAGTGTAAGTATTTCGCTAGAAGAAACACTTTCGGCGTTAAGAATAACATATTCAGCCTCATCGCCTGTTACAATGTAGCTATCTATGACATTGCCACTACTGTCTTTAAGCATTACCGTTACTTCTTTGCCCTTTGTAGAGCCTACACAAGCTACACCAATGTTAGCATGTCCACTCTCCAGCTTTATATTTATACCGTTGTTATCAGTAATTGCCTTTACTCTCAAGGGATAAGAAACCCCATTAATTGTCTTATTATTGCTTTCAATATCGTATGTGTTAGCTGTGAAAGTGTAATTGGTATTAAGAGCATTTAAAGTAGCCTTTGGTGTTGTTTTATTAGGTGTTAAAGTTTTAAATGTTAGAGACGCTCTAGCCTTCATCAGTCCACCTTCGTTATCAGTTTTTGAAATTATTTTCTTAGCTTCATCATAGCTATATGCCTCTGCATAAGGCAACGGCTTACCCCATTCACCACTGGAGCTATCTGGTCTAGCATACAAGCAAATTCCACCAAAAGCTGCAGGATTTACTACATCTTCGACAGATATATCAACCGTTACATCACTAATACTATTTGCCATTTTCTGGTCCTCCTTTTATTTGTAAATTTTCAATTTCCCCTATCCTTTCAATAGGGTTATTAACTTCCATCATAATCCAAAATACCACATCGAAACCGTTTTTGTATTCATATTCGATACTTATCAAATTATCTCTATTGGTTATTTCTCCTACCCGTTTAACAATTACGTCATTGTCATTTAGATAGCAAGTCCCTGTGTGACATAAAAATTCCCTTGCCTTACTTGCAAGGGCTATACTCTCACTATAGTTATCTGATTGTACTGTTATGCTCCAAGTCTGATTTATTGGTATTCTGTCTATATCGTCTAAATACTCTCCCCAAGTACCGTTATTAGCACTTTCAAGAGTAGTTATATTGTATGATACATATGGGTAATCCGGCGGTTCTGCATTTTGATTACCTCTTATAACAGGTACATTAAGATAATCTTTTAATCCTTTTACAACCGTTTCCCTTAATTTATCGTACATTATTAGCCCTCCTTAGCAAAAGCACTAATATATTTTAAAGTGTATTGGTATACTCCTGTAAACTCGGCATTTTCAACTTGATTTTCAACCTTATACGCCTTGTTCTTGTATATTACTTTTGTATTTATAATTGGTAATGGTTCAAATGTAAATAAATACTTGTCAGCAGATGTTAAAGTCCCGGCAGATTGATATATTTTACTGTCACTTATACTAATAATAGCCCCTGTAAGCTCTTTTTCTTCTTCCGTGTGTATTTCTTCGCCCATATTGTTATACTTAATATTTGAGCCAAAAACCACCTTAAAAGAAGTTATATATTTATTAATCAAAGAAACAAAATCAAAGTACATTAATCGCCCACCTTCCAAGTAATTCCTTTTATCATCTGCCCTGTATCAACTAACGGATTGCTACTACCTTTATTTTCTTTAGTTACTCTTGTATTTGCTGGACTGTTTAAATTTCTAGCGAAAGTTTTAATTTTGCTAGACAATGTTTGTCCTATAATATTACAAAATTCATCTTCTGTTATATTACCGTTTAGAAGTGAATTAATCATTCTGTCAATAGTCTTATTGAGCTTGTCGATATTTTCGTCAAATCCGGCTCTCAAAAAACTTCGCTCTGGTATCTTAACTGACTTAGTAAGCCAATATAATAGTTCAATTTCATCTTTTCGAACATCTCTTGCAAGGAATTTTTCTCCACTTTTAGCCTGTACAAAAAATAGGTTGTCAAATTCACCTGCTTTTTTTCCTATAGACTTAGGACTTATCGGTATTGTTAAATACTGTGCTTTTTTAGCTCTTATGTCGCAGCCGTATTCGTGTATTCTAGCAAGCCAAGCATTTTCACCATCAAATACACCTACTTGAACTTTTTTTCCGTTTAATGCCTCAAAAGTCTTTTTCATATCTGGAATTTTGTCCTTGACAGTTTTTATTTTTATACCTTTTGACATATTATCGCCACCTATCTCCAGCACTAACAAAAGAAACAGCTGTTTTCATCGAATCACCAAAAATATCATTAGCTGCATCATATATAAGACCACTTGTATCAGTATTAAATGATTGGGACAAAGAACCAATGCTTTCGCTTGCGATTCCAGGTCTAAGCCCCATTATATCAATATACTTTGTAACAAAAAGTCTTACATTAGCTGGTATTTTCTCTAGGTCATCAATTTTAAAAGTAATTGTGGTGTTTTTTAATACCCAACACAAAGCACTCTCTACTAATATACAAGTCTTATCCGTTATCGGTTCAATACCAAGTCTAAGGTTCTTTACAAAATCAGGTGTAATCATTTAAACCACCTCTGTTTTGGGCTTAACTCTCCTTTTAGCCTTTTCAGTATTTGTGCTTTCATCAGTTACTTTTTCTATTTTTTCAACAGGTACTTCCTCGCCGGCTCTGTAAAATTTACCATTGTATATAATTGCATTTTCAAATTTCATGCTAGAACCTCCTTAGCAAACTTCTAAGCCATAGCATTCATCCATTCTTTCAAACGAAGGAAGAACAATTTCAGAAGCTGTTGTTTTTGTCTGAACAGGGTCATCTTTAATTGTTACTGAAACAGCAATACCAGTTTCAACAATACTTACATTTGCATCTGCCTTAGACTTTAAAGTTCGTTCCTCCGGTGTTGTACCAAACCAAGTTGAACCCAAATCAGAAGCGGGCATTAACATTACGATGTTATCTGGATAAAAATTCTTCGCCTTGCCACTTTCATCCTTAAATTTCTTATTGTATACAGCAACGGACACATTAAGTTCTTCTTCAATATAGCTCTTAACTCTCGCAGATGTATAATTTACATTAGCTGTTGTGTTCTGTGCAAGTACGCCACTCTGTACTTTCTTACTAGCTTTAAGCTTATTGAAAGTAGCCTTTGACATTAAAATAAGTGCTGGTCTGTCACCACTTTCTTCTTCCTGTGCGTCCATAGCATCTTCAAGATTTTTAATAGGATCACAGGTTTCAGGTGCGTCCCACTTATCTGTTTCGGTTTCAATCTTTGCGTAGTGCTTAGATTTCCAGTCACCATTAGGGTCATAATTGTATGTATAGTCAACCCCATTAGCTGAAATTTCAATTCCAACCTTACCGTTAAGAGGAGCTAATAACTGCATTCTCATACGCTCAGGCACAACTTTAGCACCATCAATTAATGTCTGTGAATCATTGAAAATATTATTTAACACTTCAATGGCGTAAGGGTCATTACTATCTTCAACTCTTAACATTTCCTGCTCATCTTTTTCTTTAATTAACATACTTTCTCTAAAGAAAGGCATTTCGCTTTCATTTACTGTAACACCAACCCTATCTCTAAAGCGTGATGCACTATCAAAGTTAGATGGTGCAAGAGAAATAGGTAAACCCTTGTGTCCCTTTACCCACTTTAAGTCTAAGCCAGCCTTTTTCTTAGACGGAAATAAACCTTCGCCTAAATATGGAATTGTATTACTACCAGCTTCTGAATAATTCAAGCTAATAGTTTCTGCATTATAAACATCACTTAATTTCATATGCTACCTCCTATAAAAATTTAATCATTGGATACTTACTTTCATCTAATGGTGCTGATGGTAACTTGCTTTTCACTACAAAACCGTGTACCACTACTGCACCGTTAGGGTTTTTCTTAATTTCAACATCGTCAAGCACAACCCCACCAACACTCTCAACTAAAGTACCAGCCTTAACTACTCCGTCAGTTGCTGTTACTTCCGAACAATCATAACTAATTGCCACAAAATGGTCATTTGCAAGAATGTTATTTTCTGTTGTAATAGTCTTACTTTCAAACTTCATTTTTCAAAACCTCCTTATTTAAATGTAATGCTTCAAGATACTGTCACTCTTTTTCTTGAGTTCTGCCCTTTCCTTACCTAACCCCTTAGCAAGTTCATTGCATTTCTTATCTTCTGTATTGGTATTAGCATTGGCACTACCTGTATTCGGGATTCTTCCGGCAGACCTAAACTTTTCGTCTACTTTGCTATCAACAAGTTTGTTCACTAGCTCATTAAGAGCTGTTACCTTGCTATCAATTTCATTAGAATCTTTGCCAAGTACAAGGTCAACGATTTTAAGAGCTGTATCGCCACCATCATCAAGACCAGCTTTCTTAATAGCGCTTATTGCATAGTAGCGATTTTCCTTATCTACTATAGCTTGTTCTCTTTCTGCAAGTTCTCTGTCACGCTTTTCATCGTCATACTTTTTAAGCTCATCGGCAGTCATCTTGTCACGCTTCATTTTTTCAATCTCTTTTTCAAGATTTTTATTTTTCTTGCGTTCTTCTTCCATAGCCTTGTCAAGTCTTGCCTGTAAAAGCCTATCAATATCACTAGGCTTTTCTTCTTTTACCTCTTTTTCCTTAGAAGTGTCAGCATCCGTATTATTGTTATCAGCCCCGGCCTCAGTTACAGCCTCACTACCACTTGCACCACCAACACCATCCGCATCGTACATAGGTCTAAAATTCTTTAAAAAAAACATTTTTAACCCCTCCTTATTCCATTTAGAAATATAGTTCGCCTCCATATAGAAAGCATAAAAATAAGCCCTTCCGTATAGAAAGAGCTATTTTATTACCCACCCCGTACCCTCGTGCCTGTCTATATACTCATCATTTCTTGCACGCATTTCCTTTAAAAGCTTATTTACCTGCAAAAATTAATATAACCCCTGTAATCATGTAGTCTAATGTTGCTGGTAAGAGCACTAACCACCAATCTGCTTCAAAAAAACCAAGTAATTTAGCAATGACTAAGATTAAAGTTAAAATTTCAAAAAAGCCTATTTTCATTTTTATCCTCCCTTTTTAATTTGCCAAGCAACAAAAAAGGACAGCTTTAAACTGTCCTAATCTGCTAATTTATTGTGTTTGCTAACTTGCCTGTAACTTTTATTTGTCTTTATTTTTGTCCTCTTTAAGATTTTTATATACTCTGTAGCCTGAAAATGCAATCGAACAAGCAGCTACTAAAAATAAAATCATAGCACTAACTTCTTTAAGAATGTATAAATAAATTAAAAATGTCTGCATAATTTTTCTCTCCTTTACATCAAAAAAGCACCTAACTATTCAGGTGCTTTAATCATTACTTATCTTTTTGCAATTCTTTTTCAAGCTTTATAATTTCTTCTTCAAGTTGTTCCTTCGTCATATTTTTTATGTCATCAGGAATTATAACATTATCATCAAGAAAATCTTCCATCTTTCCCATCTAATTTACCTCCCAAAAATCAATCTCAAAATTCTCTTTAAGTTTATTTAAAGCTTCTATTTGAGCATCGTATTCAGACTTACCCCCTGAAATCGCATAACCAATATACATACCATATACACGCTCATTAACTTCTTCATAAGATTTGTATGCAAATATTTTCCCGTTATGACACGCAATTATACCCAATTTATATTGATTTCTATAACTGGAATTAAAATCTGCTATACTCGGTGGCATACTGCTTGGATGTGTATGTAGAGTAATTAAATTACTGTTATTCTTAACAGCTTTTCTTGTATTTTTTGAATACACAATTTTTCGCTGTTTCGTTGAATTAATCTCTTGTGCAACAACCTTTCCTGTAATCCCATCGAACCAATACATATCTTCGAGTTCAGTGCCACTCCTATGCTTAAGAGCTTTTTTTGCACAATCATATAAATTTTTATTTACTTTTGGGTTATCTGTAATATTATCAAACTTTCGTTTGTACTCACCACCATCTATATATGTATTATTTATAATTGTATTCTTATTCCTACCGTATCTCTGTTGTTCTAGTTCGATTATACCACTTTCATCATCATTTGTAAACGATTTATCAGCCTTTTCGCTTATATTTCCAATATCATTCCCGGCACTAGCAAACTTTTCCCCAACAGCCTTTTCGGTTTCTAGCTTCTGCTGAACCTTACCCTCATTCTTCCACCTACCCCCTCGTTCTTTAAACTCCTCAACAGTCATCATCTCGTAGTCAAGATAACATCTGCAGTTACAGTCATTTTCAGGTGTGCCACTCTCTCCAGGGGACTTGGCTTTTACTCCATTGCCTAGGTCAAAATGTCCACCTACCTCAACTACTTGACCTTCCATTTTTATGTGGTTAGCTTTCGTCTTACTTTTGTAAGTTTTCCAGCCTTTTGAGGTATGCACCCTTACATTTGGTCTTACCTTTTCATCGCCCATATTTCGCCATATTGCAGCATATATAAGCCCGTCGTCTTTGACCTTATCTCCTATAGCCTCTGCACCATCTAATAAACCTTTTTCTTGAACTCTGTGGCTTTCAGTACGCACTATTCTATTCGCTTTGCCATAACTTATATCAAGTCTTTCCACTAATTTTTTAGATGTAGTATCAAACCTTTCTCCGGTCATAAGAGAATTAGATATACTCTGTCTTATATCATATATAACATCTTGTCTGTGCTTTTGAAGTCTTTCAGGCAATGTTAAACCACTTATAGGATTTTCAACTGCTGCTTTTAACACCTCTGGCTTGATACTTAACCCATTAAAACTATCTTTAAACTTACTATCTCCAGCAGAATTACTAAAACCATTAATCATACCTTCAAAACAAGCCTTATAGGTCTTTTCTACTGTACTTTTAATAGTTTTAGAAATAGCCGGAGTAACTTCTTTAATATTTTTATCAACTTCTTCTAAGAAAGAGGCATATTTTGCACTTTGTTGAAGTATAGCAACATTCAATATACCCTCATCATTAGAATACTTAGTATAATACTCTCCAATAAAGCTATTTAAATTTTTAAGCAGTGCCTTGTATAAGGACCTTATCTCCTTATCAGCACCTTTGCTTCTACTTTCTTCAATTCTTTTTACTTCTACAAGATATTGGGCAAGTGTTTTATTGTCAAAATCCATTTAAACACCTACCTTATTCTTCTACAGTTTCATCATCAAGTAAAGAGGCTGTTTCATTCTTTTCCTTTTCAATCATTTCCATTACATAGTCCACATCGTCAACAAAACTAAGCTGACTATATGCTACTTCCTTAGGTATTCCTGCACCAATTAAGGCTTGTACAGTTTGTGCTTCTGTAAGAGTGTCAAGAGGAAAGTTTCTTGTAAATTCCATTGTTATTTGCAGTGGGTCAACGGTAATGTTCTTCTTCTCCCATATAGCACATAACAATTTCCACATATACTGTGCAGCATCCATCATTTTGGCTTCAAACATACCACATTTTGTTTCAAGTCCGTGGAGCTTGAATTTAAGACTTATACCACTCGCACTACCAAAACTATCATCATTCAGATTAGGAGTTTTTGAAAATCTGTAAATGTTATCTCTTAATCTGTCAAGGTGATGTTCAGTAAATCCATCGTTAATATTTTTAGTAAGAAACTCAACGCTGCCTTCTTTAGCTGATGAACCAACAGGTGGTATTTTAATAGCCCCATTTTTTTGTGCTTCTCTTATTGTGTCATCGTCTACATTTAAATTCTTAAATACTATATATGCGTGAACAAAACTTTCAACCTCATTGGAATTATCGGAAAGCACTTTATCATAATCATCAATAAGAGAAAGAACCTTTTCGGCATCTCCCATAAGTTCTTTGTTATTTGCTATCCCTTGCAAAGGACAGTAGTCGAACAAGTGTTCTCTTTTTTCTATAAGCTCAAGTTTACTTAAATACCCCTTGAATGTATATACTTCAGTATTATCATAAAATTCAACTACCCACTTTTTGACTGAGTTCTGCTCTTGTACTAAATAGTATCTAACTGCAAATTCAGGTTCTGATATATCTGTACTTGATAATATGATTGTTTCATATCCGTGTACTGGCATTACCCTCACATCGCCGTTTGGGTCAATATAAAAAAGTCTGCCTGCATATCCATATATGCTAGCAAACTTCGTTGTCTCCATATCCACACCAAACATATTATTTAAGGTTACAAAATCTGTTATAGCTTTAGTTGCCCTATCCACAGCAATTTCGCCACCAGTAACACTTTCTGCTTCCTCACCTTTACTGTATCCATAGCTTATAGGCTCTCCTGCAAAATAACCCGTCTTAAAATCTACTATTTCACTAAAGAAATCATTATTAATTTTATTATTTATCTGATTACCTTCCTTAAATGCCGGTCGTCTTTTAAAAATAGGCAACTCATCATCTAATGTCATATATCTTCTATACAACTTTCGATTGTATCGGCTATTGTAATAATGCTTTTTGATTATTCTATATAATAGCTCTAAACTCAGCCCATTTTCTTTCAATTCTTCAATTTCAGAAGTATAATCCGGATATAATTCTATACTCTTTCTGTTCATCAAATCACTTCCTTACAATCTTATACTTGCTGTTACTTTGCTTTCTAGCTGTAATTGCTCTGTAGCATATCTGAGAGCGTCAAGTAAATGGTTATCCTTATCAACAGCCTTTGCCATTGCGTTGCCATACTTATCTTCTTGCCAATGGTACTGCTCTATTTCGTTTTTGAAATTCTGACATTTAGGGTCAATTATAATTTTGTGACCTTGTAACCACCTTATGCCTCTATTAATGCTGTCAGCACCTTTCATAGCCGGCACAGCATTAATACCTCTGCTGGCTAAATAATCAATAGTCTTTGGCTCTGCACTATCGCAGGTTATGTACTCCTTGCCAACAAATTCTTTTGCCACCTCTGCAAGCTCATCATCACTCATACCTGCCTGATATATTTCATCAAAGACATATATTATTTTTCTAGCTTTGTCATAGTGTAGCTTGATTAAGGCATTAGGGTCAGAGGCATAGCCAAAGTCACAACCCATATAAATATTATCAAAATGCTGTATCATATCTGATAAGTCAACACATTCCCAATTTTTGAATATTACATTACCTAATACACCCCAGTTACCTAAGCTATATACATTGTAATAATATGGGTCCGTTTCATTTTCTAGCCTGTCTTTATCCTCATCTGTCAGCATATCATTATCTTTGTATGTGGTCTTTAATATACAAACATTGTCATCTTCATAACTGTTTTTGTCATCTTCCCATTTACCAAAGAACTTTTTATATATCCAATGACTTTTTAATATAGGATTAAAAGCCATTACAATATATTTATCATTGTCTGATATACCTCTCAATCTCTTAGTCAACTGCATATAGGCATCTTCTTTTATTTCTGTTGCTTCTTCGATAAATATTCTTTCAAGTACGCCTTTAGCAGGAGTAATTGATTTTACCTTTTCAACATCATCGAGACCATTGAAAAGTATCTGACAACCGTTACTCAGACAGGTAATAACCATATCGGATTTGTTAATTTTAAATAGGCTGTTAAGCCCCATTTCAGTTATTGTCTTAACAATCTGATTATATGTACTGTTTCTTATGGTCTTTGCCACATTTCTACAGCACAACCAATTTACACCCTTTAAACAGTCTATAACGATTTTTTGACAAAGAAAAAAGCTCTTCCCACTTGAAGAGCCTCCAAAAAATATTTGTGTTGCTTGCTTTTTATCTAGCCAATCTATATATGTATCATTTATAGTAACATTTATATCCATATTTTCACCTCAAAGAGTTATATTTTTTATAAGAAACTATTGACAAGCACTATTAATTGTGCTATAATTAAACCATAGAAAGGAGGAAAGCAAATGAATATAGATACAATAAAAGACCTCTCAGAAATTATTCTTGCTCTTGTATCAAGCGTTTATATGATTGTAAACACCTACTACACAATCAAAAACAACAAGAATAAGAAAAAATCTAAGAAGTCTAAAAGAAAAAGATAGGATTGGGGCGAAAGCCCCACCTATACTCTAATTATAGCACATTCATTTGCAAAATAAAAGATGAAAATTTGCAAACCTATATTGGTAATTTTATTCGTTTTATGTATTATTGATGGCTTAAATGGTGAATTTTCCTCACCCTCAACACTAAATATTATAAAATGGTGTTGTGTTATAATAGCAATAGCTACTTACTTTATTTGTGAAAGGATACAGAAAAAATGAAACTAAAACAAATTCGCCTCGAAAGAGGTCTTTCCGTACCACAATTAGTTGAATTATCAGGAGTACCACGCCGTACAATACAGGAAATAGAAAAAAATGATAATTGCAAAGTTCATACAGCTATTAAGCTAGCTGATGCTTTAGGCGTTACACTTGATGAACTTTGTAGATAATTCAGCAATAAAAGGCAGGACTTAAATGGTCTTGCCTTTTGTACTGCATATATTAATATTTATAACCTTGTCATCGTCAGTAGTATTGACATTTTCAACCTTATCTCTCCATTTATCAGGCTTCCTGTTTTTTAGCCAAAATATCTGAGCTGTAGTGTCGGGAGGCACAAAAACCTCCTCATCAACATATTCAATATGTTCCTTTTCCGATACTCTTTTACCGTCATTATATTTTACTTCTCGGACTTTAATAGCTTTCTTAACAGTTTCCTTCATTCCAAGTGCCTTTTTAAGAAGAGCATTCTCAACCTGAATATCAACAATTTCTTTACCCTTTTTTAGGGTGTCACTTATGTCACTATACTTTTTCTTCCATTCTGCTAATGTTTTCCTAGAGATGCCAATATTATAGGCTATTTGTTCATCAGTTAAACCATCTCTTGCCCAACCCTCAAGAAGTATTAAATTTTCAGGCTCTAGCCACTTTTCATATTTGCCCTTAGCCACAACTTAACCACCGTCCTAATAAAAAGACAGCCTAGAATAATAAAGGCTGTCAAAAAAAAATTAAACATATATTTTATACAAATTTCATACTAGCATTATACTACAGTATAATAGGACATTACAAGGACATTTTAGGACATTTTAGGACATTTTTAAAAATTTTTTTCTAAAAGCTTCAAGAGCTTTTTCGTGTAGCCTAGTAATATGTCTATAGCTTTTTTTGTATTCAACTGCTATTGTTTCAAAATTAGGATATTTCTTATACTCAATATATTTCTTATGCAATATATCAATGTATGTTGTGTTATCTAGCTGTTGTATCTGATTTATGATAACTTGCTTTAAATCACAAAAATCATCTATTTCTTTGTTTATCTCATTATCTAAATCAATATATCTATCAGATTTTTTAAAACCATTATTAGCTACACTACACATAACTCTTTCTTTTTCATAGTCTATTGCTTGTACATTAAACCTAATAGATTTTAAATCTTCTAACTGGAGTAATTTTTGGTCTATACACAAATCCATTTTTTCTACTTTTTGTAAATAAACTTTAGCTTCATTATCCATTTTAGCCCTCCTTGACCTTTAATCTAATAGCAGTTATAATTAAATTGCGTTTTCTGCTCTTTGGTTCGCTTGCCGGAGGGCTTTTTACTTTTACTTGTCGGAATTTCCGACAGGTTTAATTATTATTTTAATATCGCTTTTGCTACTGCGATAATGCTAATATGTAACAGTAGCAATAATATTATATCTTTAATTATTTCAGCCATTTTTTAAAATTCTCCTTCTTTGTAAGGAGCTTGCCAGCACATTTTACAAGAAGCCTTACACACTATTTTTGGATTAAGGTAATTTAAACAAACTTTAGGCACCTTATCGCTTTTGCTTATTTGTGCAGTAGGAATCATCTTAAAAAAATGTTCCACCCTTGTCTCAATTTGGTTCTTGTCACTCCATTCCTGAACTATTGCTATTGCCTCATCTGGATATTTGAGTTCAAAATCTCCACAACTCTCATCAGTCCCACTATTTTGGGAATCGAAAGGGCAATGGCTACAAGCTATACCGCAATTATTAGTCATTCTGTTTTTTTCCCTGAGATAATTCTCTGTATATCCACAATCTATTTTCATTTTTTTCAAGCCTCCTAATCCAAAGTTAAATACAAGGTTGTATGTATTCAACAAATAACCTTGCAAATGTTATAGCTCTAATTGGATAGTCGTAACATATAAAACTATCTATATCTAAGTCAGCGAACAAGCCTTCATCATCATATTCATCAATTACATCATAAAAATCAAACTTTCTAGTTACAAATTTCTCATTAATCGCTTCGAAAAAACTTACTGCTTTTGAACAATTTTCGTTATCATATTTATCGAAATAGTCTAAAACTTCTAAAACTGTTCGCTCATAATCAAACTCCAGCGATGAAATTTTTGATAACAAATACCCTACATCAACAGTTCGCATTAACTCAAGAAACTCTTTTCCTTTTTCGGGCCATCTGTAAGCATAATTGCCACAGTCCGTGCAAGCAGACATTATTCCGTGTGCTAAGTCAAAATTAACCACACCCCACATACAATTGCTATAAAATTTATCACTCGGTTCTGCTCTAAACACAATTTGTATTATGTTCGGCAATTTATCTATCTCTATTTTCATTTGTTTCTTCCCTCCAAATATCATTTTCTACAAGCTCTCCAGCAGTATAAACACGGTGTTTTGCTAACACTTTATTTACTTTGCATTCAAATTCATCAACATCTATTGTTTCTCTTAATTCATCAATTACCTGTTGAACCCAATCATCGTCTACGCCATTTTCACTTTTTACTTCTTCTAAAAAATTTTCTAAGTAAAAAGCAACTGGAGTATTAACAGCGAGAAAGATTTCATACCAATACCCTTTGCGAAACAAGTCTTGATTGCTGACATATTCTTTTTTAGTGACTACTTTTACCTCCGGAATTATATTTTTTAAATCATTGAAAATTTCTATATAAAGCAATGTTTCATCGCTTAACTCACTTAATTTCATTCTACTAACCTCTTTTCTCTAATATTAACAACTACTCCAACCTTTTCATCTGCTGTTGCATATTGCTTATATATAGTCAAATCAGTAACTTGGTTATCATCGTAATATGCCAACCCATTCAGGGCATCTAGTATAATCTTGCTTATGTTATCGGTGTCAGGTTTGACGGTCGGAAACAACTCATTATTTTCAATCAATTTAACTTGTTTTTTCGGCATGCTTTTCGGAATTTTAAAGTAGGCATATATTTCTACTTCTACTGGTGTTTTAGCTGGTATCGGCTCTCTATTGCTATACTTTTGTTTATAACAAGTTCTAACAAGCGTTTCATAATCTTTAGTTTCTTTGGGTGTGTATGTAACATTTCTACACACCCTAGGTCTGCCCTTACCAGTCGGCTTCCCTGGTATAAAGAAATTTATCATCTTTCTTCTCCTCTTTATCGTAATTTATTTTTATATTTAGCCTTTTCAAAAACTTGTTTCGTCTAGCAATGCAGGTATCACACAGATGCCTTTCTTTGCTTCTATAACAGCCATACGCTTTGTACTCTTTGCCACAGATGTCGCACTTTAGTTTCACCCTAACCATTCCTTTCCACGATAGTAGCTATCATTAAAACTCTTTTGTATTTCAGTCTTGTAGTTTAATGCTGTGTTAAATATAATCCCTTGCATGTATCGCTTTGGATTTTTAACATCTTCGTCTATGCCAAGCCTAGCTTGTTTTTTTATTAAATATTTTATACTGTCATCGTTTAATGTCAGAAGTTTGCTATACACATATTGCTTAGGGTATCGTCTATTACCTATTGCAACAAGCGTGTCATTTGTAGCAAGCAAATCAATCATCAAGTTGATTAAATCGTCAATTACAGCCTTATCATCTTCACCGAAATCATCGTAGCATACAATTTTACGAATTCTGTTTTCGAACAATGTAAAATCAATATAGTCTTGTCTGTCAGTCTGTGTTGGAAATGGAGTCGGTGTCGGAGTATTATATATATTATTAGACTGATAAGACGGATAAGACTGTATATTATTAGCATTATTAACATTATTGTTATTATTACATTCTTCTTTAGCTGTTAGTTGGCTGTTATCTGCCTGTTGATTGCCTGTTAGTTGGCTGTTATTTTGCTTGTTATCTTCATTATCAAAATCTTGATACATAGCCCAATTTACTATAGTTATGAGCCTGTATTTATTTGTTGATTTGTCTGTTAAAAAACCTAACTTTTCAAATCTTTTTAAGGCTGTTCTAACTTTCTGTGTTGTTATCTCTTTTGAGTTACATTTGCTAACGAGTGAAGGAAGTGAAGTAATAAATTGCCCAGCTTGTAAGTCAAATATTTCTCCGTTATGCTCCCATTTCTTAGGTGCAAAGTTAGCCATACATAAAATTGTAACTAAAATAACTCTTTGTTCTAGCGTACTATTTAACCACAGAGGCTTGTCAATCAAATCCCTGTATAGTTTTAACCAGCCACCTCCTATATTTGACAAATAAACACCTCCTATACAAGGCAAGTAGCACACCTGCCTTGCACTTTATCATTTTAAAATGGTAATTCCTCATCGTCATCTACGATAGGGAAAAAATCACTATTATTGTTACTTTGTGCAGGACTTGAAGTAGTTGTTTGAGAACTATTCGTACTCACACTATTTACATTTTTGTTTTCACAGAATTCGAAATCTTCAACAACAACATCAGTAGAATATCTCTTCTGACCGTTATTATCCTGCCAATTGCTAACCTGTAATCTACCAGTAATAGCAATTCTATTTCCTTTATGGAAATACTGACCTATACTTTCCCCACGCTTACCAAAGCATACACAGTTGATAAAATCAGCTGTTGCATCACCTTCTTTGCGTTTAGACGAGTATGGTCTTTCGACAGCTACAGAGAAACTGCAAACTGCCGTTGGCTCATTACCTTGAGTGAAACGAACTTCTGGCTCACGAGCCATACGACCTAGTAAAATAACTTTGTTCATTAAAAACACCTCTAATCTTCGTGACAATGCAAATATTGATATACACTTTTTTCTCCCATATTTTCCAATAAAAAATTGTCACACTCTTCTTTAGATAAATGAGTTTTTAAAACTCTATATTCATACACGAACTGTCCAGCTTTCTCTTTTTCTTCTATTTTCTGCTGTATTTCATTTTCTTCATAATTGGCTTCAAGCAAATAATAATCGTAATTATAAGCTTTTATGCCTTCTAATGTTGTTGTATCTGTCGCGTATATTATCTTTTTACCCTTTACTAATAACCTATATCCATAGTTTGGTACATCGTGATACAACACTATGGGAGATACTGCTATATCTTTATTGTATCTGTACCATACCCCAGGAGTAAGAATATCTATTTTTGTATAACTTACTCCTGCTTGTACAAGTTTTTTGAGCAAAAATTTACCACACGCAAATCTTAACGTTGGTCTTTCTAATGCTAACCTACTTATCGTAGAAAAATTAAAATGGTCACTATGCTCATGAGTAAGTAACACTAATTTTAATAACTTAACAGGTAAATCTTTATAAGGTACACCACAATCAATTAATATATTATTATCAATTATAATCGCATTACCTTTGCTCCCTGTTTTAATAATTCTATACATTATAAATCATCAAATCCTATTTGCTGAGGCTGTTCGGTAGCCATTTCAACAACTTCTTGTGGCTCATCTTGGTCAATCACATTTTGTGGTTCTTGTACATCAACAGCATTATTCTGTTCCACTTCATCAGCATCATACAATCCACCAAGATTTTCTATAAATGTTTCTCTTAATGCCCTTACTTTTGCAACTTTTTCTACCATAGTTGCAGGCTTGCTAGCCCACATACTATTAAGACTACCGTCTTTCTTTCTGCTTGCTACTTCTTCAAGTCCAACAGAACAATATGTAGGATGTGTCCAATTTTTACGGTATACTTTAGCCCAACCACCAACAAGGTTTTCATTCGGAGCAACAAAGCAACCTTTTCTTTCTGTTATGTTATCGTCTTTAATAACAATAACGCCACTTTCAATTCCATCAAATTCAGGATTTAAAACAGCCCTTTTAATAATTGCATCTTTACCAACAACAATCTGGGCAGGCTGATTACCATATTTAATGCAGTACGCTTCTTTTAAAAATGGATTTAAACCTCTTGCCTTACACAATTCACTAAAAAACTTAAATTCTTGTATTGTTATCGGACTGTCTGTACCAACTATATACTTCTGTACAACACTTGGCGTGAGTATTACCTTATTGCCATCTACTTCATAAGTAACTGCTAATTCTTTGCATTTTGTTGCTTGAGTTGTATTATTCATATCTATATCCTCCATCATCTAAGAATTTTTTAAGTTCACGCAATTTTTCTCTAGTTCCATATACAGTAAATTTAAGTGCAAGTTCTTTAGTATCAACTACCACAGGTTGTTCAAGAGCTTCTTCAAAAGCTTCTTTCACTTGTTGTGTAGCTTTTTCTTCGATTCCTTTATTTCTCTTTACCTGCTCAATAGCGTTTTTTTCTTCTGCTATTCTTGCATTTCTATCGTTCACAACTGCTATTGCAGAAGCTAAATTGTAGCCATTATGTTTGTATTCAGCAAGTATTACTTCACTTTCGGGCATTGTTGCAATCGTATTTAAAGCATCTGATACACTATCTATATAGTCTGAAATTTTGTTTTTTAAAGATTTTAAACTAGCTGAAAGTGTTATATTTATCCCAACTTCTTCAAATTTTAAAAAATTAATGTTTTTGCTTTCGCAATATTCTTCGAAGTAATCTATCAAATCTACTTCTTTTTCTTGCTTCAACTGCCCTTCTATCTCCTCAACACGTTTCTTTAAATCAATATCAGCACTTGTATATACATCGCTAATACACTCTTTGTAAACTTTTTCAAAGTCTGTATAAGGTGCAAGAATAGAATTTTTAACTTCTTTTCGCTTAGCTTCAAAATCTTTAAATTCTTTGTTAAGCTCTGCCCTAACATTCCTTATTTCCTTAGCCGTATCATTTGCACATACAAGACTTAAAGCTATATCTACCCTTTCAGCTATTTTTTCTTTAACAGCTGCTAAATGTTCTGTAATAATAGGCAACTGTTCAACAACAATTAACGAATTTTCCATTTGACATTTTCCTTTCTATGTTCTATAATTTAACTGTATATATATTCCCAAACGTGTTTATATATGGTCCTCTGTTGCAGCAGAGGACTTTTTCTTTACTCCCACCTAACACATCTCCTTTTCATACGATTAGCTTCTTCCTTGCTGAGCACAACTACTTGTGTTCCGAATAGGTAAGTCTTTAATTTTACAAACATTTTTTTCATATTTGCCCCACTTTCGCTTGATAAGTATTAATTCTCTTTAGCACTTTTCTGTAAGTTCCGTCTGCGTGACACTCTGCAAGACATCGCTCTACTTGACTTCTCTTGAAGCCACATGATTTTGCAACATATGCAACAGCATCACCTTTCTTTTCTGTCATATTTGTAATATACATAAGGCAAATATTTTCTCGTATTTCCTTTGTAGCTAACCTTTCTTCATTATTGTCGTTAGGCTCTTGATTATCTTCCATATTTCTAATCCTATTAAGTCTAGCGTGTACTGACCTATACGAAACACCTATAATCTTTGCTATATCGCCAATTGCAACGCCATAGCTATCTAATAGCTTTAGCTTTTCGTCATCAGCTTTCGTCCAATTTTTCAACGTTCCACCTTCTTTCTATGCCAAGTTTGCAGCTATAAAGATAACTGCGATTAATATTAGAAATGTCATATATACCTCCTTGCTTGTCCACATAAGACAGCCATTTAGGCTGTACTCTTTCTGCTTTTATTTACCTCAGCAGCAATAATGCTATTTCTCGCTCCAACAACAACATCTTCAAGAATACTATCTATTTCTTCTTGTGTTTTTACAGCTCTACTTTCGTTAAATTTTAAAGTTGTATTTCCAACTTTAGCAGTTTTCATATTAATCACCTCTCTTCATATTATGATAAATGCTGATTGTCCTAGTAGTTACTTGCAAAAACTCTCAGCCAATTTGTTTGCCTCAGTTAAAAGTATTATAAGGCGTTCTGCCTTTTCTATAGCTGTATCTAGTTCCGTTGTTGAAACTTTAATATCTATTACATTAGCTTTTTCTTTTTCCATCTTTCCATCTCCTATTAATTGCAAAATTACTTTTCAATTTAATTCATTGCCTTTGCAACTTCTTCAGCAAAGTTTTCTTGCAACTACTTAATGCGTTTACCACCTTTGTATTTACCGCCGCCAGCATTATACTTAGCACCCTTTCTTCTATTAGTTTTTCGTGATACAATTCTTAAATTTCGTTTAGAGTTACTCCCACCTTTACTTAATATGGCTTTATGTGGTCTACCTCTCTTGGGTCACCTCCTACGCTGATTTTTTATTTCTGAAGAAATCCAAATCAACATTTAGTACATCACAAATAGAAAAATATTCATCTACTTGTATTTTTCTATTTCCATTTAATGTCGCATTTAATGTCACAAGTGGTATTCCTGTTTTTTCAGATATAAAACTCTGTTTTATACCTTTGCTTTTGAGGTATTTTTTGATATTAGTAGCTATCATATTTTTTCACTTCCTTTTCAGATTTTCTGTTTACACTTATACAATACAACAGAATTTCTGTTTTGTCAATAATTTATTTCAGATTTTCTGAATTTATATTTAATATTTCTGTTTCAACTTTCAGATTTTCTGAATTTTTATATTGATTTTCTATAATTTATGTGTTATGATATATCTAAGGAGGTGAAAAAATGGGCAAACATAGAGAGCATATTGCAAAAACAATAAGCTATTATCGTAAGAGTTTAGGAATAAAACAGTCAGATTTAGCTAAAAAATTGAATGTTGCACCTTCATCTATATCGGCGTGGGAAAACGGCTCAAACGCTCCTGACATAGAAACTCTTGCAGAACTTTGCGATATTTTTAATATAAGCATGAATGAAATGTATGGGATAAATGATGGAAAAAATCATTTATCAGTAGATTACTCTTCTGATAAAGAAACTCCTGTAATAATAGCAGCTTCAACAGGTGGTTTAACGAATGTTGATGAAAGAGCAAATGAGCTTTTGAGAGCAAAGCAAGAGCTTTGTGGTATTATTTATGCTGCAAATCTTGATATGAGACAAATACAAGAATTGAAATACATAGTAAACGCTTTTGAAAACCTTTAATGGAATATATTTCCATACATTTATATATAGCCTCTGTGGTATCATTACCACGGAGGTGACAAAAAATGTCTAATTATAGAAAATTAAAAGAAATCTCAAAAAAATATAAAGGAAAGGAGGCTATCGATTTAGCAAGAGAATTTGGAATAAATGTATACGACGAAACAACTTGCAATAACGCTTTTGCTAACAGCAACAACCCTTTGCTGCGTTGTGATGCGGTTTTGGCTATGATTGGAAACAAGTATGTAGTATATTATAAAGAAGGTAAATATAAGAACTACTACATTCTTCACGAGTTGTGTCATTACATATTAAAACATAATGCTGATGGTTCTTTTGAAGAAAAGCAAGCCAACACTTTAGCTTGTATGATTCTTCTACCAGATAAAATTCTAAAAAAAGATGTATTTACAATATCTACATTGTACAACATTCCTTGCGAATATGTTTATGAGCATATAAATTACATTAGGCAAAACTCTAATATATTCGCTATAAACAAGTTTATTAGAATTTTACTAACCGTTTGTGTAGCTTTTGTAATTTTTATATCTGGTATCTGTGTAAATAACATGTATATACAAAAGAGAAATATTAGTCAAAAAGTATATTCTACAGTAGAAGATAACAAAGAAGATGTTGAAAGTAATGTATTTGTTACCCTTTCTGGTCACAAGTACCATAAAAAAGATTGCTTTCACATAAAAAATAGAGAAATAAAAACTATTACCATAGGTAAAGCTAAAAGTGAAGGCTATACAGCTTGTAAAGACTGCTTTAATTAGATAAATTAAAATAGGCATTAGATACCGGAACTATCTAATGCCTATGTGGAAGATTTTATAAAGCCTAACAATCCTCCAAAAATATTATAACAAATATGTATTATTTTGTCAAAAAATGTTACTTAAAAAATATATACAATAATTCGACATTTTTCGACAAAAAATTATACTAAGGAGGGGCTTATTATGAGCAAAGATTTATTTAACAAATTAAACGAACTGTCACATCGCATTGATAAGTTAAAGGAACAAACCCAAACGGAGGAAGCTACAAAAATGTCTTTCATTATCCCGTTTTTTTCTACTTTAGGATATGATGTATTCAATCCTTGCGAATTTGTTCCAGAGTTTACTGCCGATGTTGGGATTAAACAAGGCGAAAAAGTTGATTATGCTATAATTAAAGATAATTGCCCTATTATACTAATTGAAGCAAAACATTGGAGAGAGAATTTAGATAACCACACAAATCAGTTATATAGATATTTTAGTGTAACTAATTCTAAATTTGGAATTTTAACCAATGGTATAGAATACAGATTTTATACTGATTTAGAAGAAGCTAACAAAATGGATACCCAGCCATTTTTAATTATCAATCTTGAAAATTTAAAAGAAAGCTCAGTTGCACAGTTAAAGAAATTCACAAAAGACACTTTTAATGTTGATGATATACTTACATCAGCAGAGGAATTGAAATATACAAATTCTATTTCGACTTATATAAACAAACTTTATAATGAACCTGATGAGGAGTTTGTAAGATTTGTGCTGAAAGAAGTATATTCAGGACAAAAAAATCAGAATGTAATCGAAAAATTTACACCTATTGTTAAAAAAGCATTTAATTTGGTTGTAAGTGAATTAATTAATGATAAATTAAAAACAGCTTTCGAGGAAAACGCTCCAAAAGTTGAAATTGCTGCTACATCAGAAACTGAAATGGCTCCAGAATTAGCTCCAGAAAAGGGCTCAAAAATCGTTACAACAGAAGAAGAATTACAGGCTTTCTATATTATAAGAGGTATTCTTTCTGAAATAACTGCTGTTCAAAATATTATTTATAAAGATACAGAAAGTTATTTTGGTATCTTGTTTACAAACAATGTTAGAAAATGGATTTGTAGACTTAAATTGAGCGATAATCGAAAATTACTTATTCTCCCTAACCCTGAAGATGTAAAGAGTGATATTAAATATACTTTAAATAATATTGATGACTTATATAATTTTAAAAATGAATTAAAGAGTTCTTGTAGTCGTTTCGTTTCAAAGGAGTAATTAAATGGGATTTAGATTTAGAAAAAGTTTTAAAATAGCTCCGGGAGTAAAGCTAAACATAAATAAAAAAAGTTTCGGCTTAACAATCTGCAAGAAGAAAATAAACAATCCAAAAATATCAATATTTTAGACGGAGCTCAAAATATGAACGAAGTTAACCATATACTTAATATACCTGCATATATTAGGCAATTAGAAGAAACTATCACTTTAATACAAAATTCCAAAAATGCAGATACAGTTGTTTCAAGACTACAGTTTTTGGAATCTCTTCGTGATAAACTAAAAGCCACACCATACAGCGAACTTGATAATGTTATAAATAGCATAAATAAAGTTCTGGATAATAAAATAGGTTTGATTAATATGGCAATACAACGAAACCTTGATAGCGAGCTTGAAAAAATAAGGGAATTAAAAACCGAAAAAGGTAGATTGAATAGATTAAGTCGTTTCTTTGAAGCGATGAGAACTATTGAAAATCTTCCACCTGAAAATATTAGTTTTATTGAACAATTAGAACAAAATACACAAATTAATTAAAGCAACAAAAAAAGTCCCCTGCTACCAACAGAGGACCAAAACTAACCTATCAAGGCAAGTGCCAAGATATAATCAGCCTAGACAACTGTATTATATCACACAAAACACCTGCCTTGCAAGGTGTTATTTTTATACCCAAAAACATATTTTTTATAAGGAGTGATATAATATGTCATATTGTATTTATTTAAGAAAATCTCGAGCAGATAAAGAACTTTGCTCAGAGGAAGAAGTATTAAAAAGGCACGAAACAACACTTTTGGAGCTAGCTAAAAATAGAAGTTATAACATAACTAAAATATTTAGGGAAGTTGTATCGGGAGAAACATTAGCTGCAAGACCTCAAATGCAACAATTATTGTCAGAGGTTGAGAATGGTCTTTGGGAAGGTGTTCTTGTTATGGAAGTAGAACGTCTAGCAAGAGGTAACTCTGTAGACCAAGGGATTGTTGCTCAAGCCTTTAAATATTCTAATACATTAATCATTACCCCTACAAAAACATACAACCCGGCGAATGAATTTGATGAGGAATACTTTGAATTTGGCTTATTTATGAGTAGGCGAGAATATAAGACCATTAATCGTAGACTTAATGCCGGTCGTATTGCTGCTTGTAAAGAGGGAAAATACGCAGGTGGTAACCCACCATATGGATTTTATAAAGAAAAGTTAAAAGGTGAGAGAGGTTGGAAACTTGTTCCTGTTCCGGAAGAAGTTGAGATTGTGAAGTTAATCTATAAATTATATTTAAGTAATGAAGATGGCACAGGTTTTAGTGGTATAGCAAGGAGATTAAATGATAGTAAAGTTCCAACACGAAGTGGCGTGTTTTGGACTTCTACACAAGTAAAAAAGATACTAACAAATGATGTTTATATTGGAAAAATACACTGGCAAAAAGTTCCCGAAAAGAAAATAGTTGAAAATGGTATACTTTTAAAAAAAAGATACATAAATGACAACCCTCTTATTTTTGAAGGTCTTCATGATGCCATAATCGATGAGGACATTTTTAACAGAGTGCAAGAGATTGTTAAAAGCAGAAAGAAACCACCTAATACACCTGAAAGACCTATGAAAAATCCATTTGCTGGTGTATTAGTCTGTGCTGTTTGTGGAAAACCTTTAAAAAGAAGACCCCCTGACAAAAGACGCCCCGGTCATAGCCCTTCTTTTGATTGTATTACGCCTTACTGTCCTACAATTAGTTCTCCTGTTAATATCGTTGAAAATAGAATTCTTGATGGTATGAGAATGTGGTTAGAAGATTACAAATTAAAAGAAAGTAGTAATAACACAACGGATATGGAATATACGTACAATACCACTAGAATTATAAATTGTAAAAAAGAACTTGAGAATATACAAAAACAATTAGGAAAAACTTACACATTATTAGAGCAAGGCATATATGATAATGAAACATTCTTAGAAAGACAGGTTTTCTTAAAAAACGAAATGTCTAATATACTTAGTACTATAACAAAGTTAGAAGAAGAAGACAATGCTACAAAAGCAAGAGCCGAATACGATAAAACTCTTATACCAGAGCTTGAGAATTTGTTGGAGGTATATGATACTTTGCCTGATGCAAAATCAAAAAATGTTTTGATAAAGAAAATTTTCCACCAAATCAGATATTCTAAAAAGACCAGAGGAAATAGATGGGCTCCTGATAAAGTTGACGATTTTGAATTAGAATTTATCTCTAAATTACCTAGTAAATAA